CAAACATCGTATGATGAGCCCCGTCCCTGAAGTGGACGGAAAAGAAAGGGCTCAGTTAGTTGGTGACGTTAATCTTAAAACGTCACACACCAAAATGGTAAAGCAACAATCCCAAAGATCATTGTTTAAGCCATTATCCAAACAAGACATCGATATGATTTTATTAGATGATGTCGACCAGAGTGGCCCTGATTTCAGCGATATCACGGTACCACAGGAGATCCGTAAGCCCACGCTAGATGAGATAAATGCCATGTATGCACAGTGGGTTAGAGATAATCAAAACGCAACGCCGGTGCGTCATAAACCGGGTAATTTGGTGAAGGATGATCGCGCACAATTTGAACCTCCCAAATTTGCTTTTGAAAGAGATGATACTGATTATGTTTTCCAGGCTGGGACATCTACCACGGTGCCCTCCACGAGTGGTATTACTACAAGTGGGACAATGACATTTAGTGATACGGATGCGAACGTGGTAAATGAGGTACGTGGCGAGATGGATGATACGCGCTATTTGGCAGCAAATGCGGCGGATGGTTTAAGCAGTTTCTTTGCGAGACCACTACTCATTCAAACCATTACAGTGGCAGTTGGCGCAACGACTTACGTCGAGTTCAATCCATGGAAGAGATTTATAGATAACAAACGAGTCATTAATAGGTTGACGAATTACAATAATATGCGAGGAAACATGCATGTTAAATTCCTTATAAATGGCAACGGTTTCTATTATGGTAAATTGATAGCATCATATCTCCCACTGAAGGGGAGCGATGGATTAGAACATTCCCATGCGACGGCTTCACCTGCCAACATATGTTTAGCTACTCAGAGACCTCACATCTTCTTGGACCCATGTATGAGCACAGCAGGTCAATTGGACTTACCCTTCTTTTTTTGGAAGGACGCCATGAACATTCCTGCTGCCGACTGGGATCAAATGGGGCAGATATTCGTAGAGTCAATTAATCCTCTTCGGAATGCGAACGGCTCAACATCAGATGTGACTATCACTGTATTTGCTTGGATGTCTGAAGTCGTGCTAGATAGTCCTACTCTGACTCCAGCACCAAACTTGATAGCGCAAGCGGGAGAGTACAAGGAGAGTGATATAATTTCGCGACCGGCGACAGTACTTTCCAACGCAGCGACAGCAATATCACCTATGTTGGGATCTCTAGCACCATATGCCATGGCTGTTGCAAATAGTGCCGGCATGGTGGCAAGCATGGCCAAATCATTTGGTTACAGTAGACCGACCAGCGTGGAACAGCCGACGAAGATGACACCGCGACACATATGCAATCTTGCGAATTACGACGTCATGGACACGGGTACCAAGTTGTCTCTTGACTCCAAGAATGAAGTAACAGTCGACACGAGAGTGATGGGCCTGGCAGGGCTTGATGAGACTTCTTTTACGTATTTGGCGTCCATAAGCAATTATCTAAGGAGCACTCAGTGGAATTCAACGCAGCTCACCGGCACCAAACTAACGACTATTCGAGCGTGGCCATGTCACAGAATTGCACATGGTACTCTGGTCGCTTCAGCTTATCCTTCGTACGCATTACCCACATTTGACTTCGCTTATTGGACTGGTACCTTTGTACTCAAAATAGAAGTAGTGTGTTCCTCTTTTCATAAAGGTAGGTTGTTGATAGTTTACGATCCCAATAATACAGATGCAGCACCTGAAACAAACGTACAACATTCATATGTCATGGATATTGCAGACACTAAGGAATTGGTAATCGAAGCGCCGTGGTCCCAATCAAGGACATTCTTGAATACTGTCCCAGGTTGGCCTAATCAAAGTATAACAGATGTGGGTTTGGATAACACAGGGTCGAATGTTTCTGCTAATGGCATGATTGCGATATATGTGTTAAACGAGC